TAATGATATCATGGTCCTACTCGATGGAAATGACCTTGGGATTCATGAAAAGGATCCTGACAAGGTAAGAGAGATGCTCTCTGATCCGAAGGCGGTAGCTGATCAGCTAGAGCGTATGCAGATAATACGTAAAATAAGAGTTAACAGCCTGAAAGGCTAATATTTATATGTTTAATTTAATCCAATAAAGAAGTGAAATCACTCGAATTAAAAAGAAAGAGAGAAAGCCTTCTGGCTGAAATGGATGTTTTAGCCAATAAGGCTTCGCTTACCGCTGAAGAATCCTCACGGTGGGCAGAACTCAAATCCCTCGTTGATGGAGTCGGTAACGATATCCGCACAGAGGAAGAAAAAGAAAACCATCTGCGTATCCGCGCTGCTGAAAGCATTAAGGAAGTAAGCAGAAATGAAGGAAACGACATCCAGAGCTACAGCTTGCTGAAAGCTCTGAGGGAATTTACAAACAATGGTAGGCTTACAGGTATTGAAGCAGAAATGCATCAGGAGGCTGCTGCTGAGATGAAGAACATTAATGGCTTAATGGGCCTTGGCATCTCACAAAAGGTGCTTTCGCATAAGCTTATAAGTCGTGCCACACTTGTTGCTGCCAGCGGACCTACCGTACCAACAATTAAGATGGGATTTATTGATGCGCTCTATTCGCATCTCGTGCTTACACAACTTGGTGCGCAGACATTATCCGGGTTATCAAGTAATATTGACTTCCCGTTGCTTTCTACAGCACCTACAGTTGCATGGGCGGCTGAAAATGATGCTGCAAGTGATGCAGGTGTTGCTCTCAATAAAGTGACTCTGACTCCACACAGGCTAACTAATTTCATTCCAATAAGCAAACTTCTCCTTATACAGGATGCTAGTGGTATTGAAGAACGTCTATGGAATACATTTATTGAAGCTACAGCTGCACAATTACAATATGGAGTTATAAACGGTGGAAGTAATGCACCAACAGGTATCCTTGCAACAACAAATATTGGATCGGTAGCCGGAGGCACTAGTGGGGCTGCTCCTACCCTCGCTCATATACTTGGACTTATAAAAGCTGTTGCAATAGTAAATGCAGATATGGGTTCGTTAGGTTTCTTAACATCGCCGATGGTACGTTGGAAACTACAAAGCACAAATATAGCTACCGGTTATCCTCAAATGGTTTGGGATCTTCTGCAATACGATTCAATGCTCGGCTATAAATGCGGTGTAACCACAAGCGTATCCGATACTCTTACAAAAGGAGGATCAGGGGCTGTTTGCTCGGCAATAATCTTCGGGAACTTCAGAGATCTGACAATCGGACAATTTGGGGCTCTTGATCTGACAGTGGATCCATATACCGGAGCAAAGTCAAATTTAATAAATCTTATTCTCAATGGGTTCTATGATGCAGCCGTAATGCGCCCAGCATCATTTGCAGCAATGAAAGATGCTTTAGCTTCTTCATAATATGTTTTCATAGGTTAGGTTAGTTTTAGGTTAGAGAGGCCGGTTGAAGGGCCGGCCTCTTTTTAAAATGAAAATCATGGCACTTATAAAAGTAAAATTCGCAAAAGCACACTGGTTGTTTTCATATTTCGCAGGAGATATCGGATATGTGACTCCAGAAAATGCAGAGATGCTTCTTAATGGTGGTTATGCATTACCTCTCCCGGATGATGGAGAGGCGGATAAAGTTAATCCATTACCGGAAGATATGCCGGCACGTGATATCCTTTTTGATCAGGGATTCGATAGCGTCGACAAGGTGAAGGAAGCAGGAGATTCTATTACAGATATTAAAGGCATCGGAAAAGGAACCCTCAAACAGCTTGCTGTCTGGTTTGATAATAATAAATAGTTTGTTGTAAGATGGCTTATCAGGAGTATGATATAAGATTGGGATTGGCAATACCTTTTCAGAGGTCGATAAACCAACAAAGGTATAAGTTGAAAACGGCGTCTGTTTTCTCTCCTGTATCTGTTGCTCAGCTCAAACGTAACTTGCGTATTGAGCATAACGACCAGGATGAGCTTTTGCAGGAACTCTTAGATCGTGCTGTTGCTTCGTCGCAAATGGCAACGGGAAGGCAATAGTCCCTGGCTACTTATACTTTATATCTTGATCAATTTCCTGATACCTCAGAAATTGAAATTTACCTGGGACCAATCGGCGTTATCAATTCCGTAAAATATTATGCGCAGGGTGCGATAGATTTAACAACCGTTGATCCGGCAAGTTACCAGCTTGATAATATTGAACTCACATCGAGGCTTCGCTTTCTCACTCAATTTGTACCAGATAATGTAAGGATGAATGTAATTGAGATAGAGTTCACAACGGGTTATCCTAATGCCCCAAGCGTGCCCAAGGATCTTTGTGAAGCAATAATACTTCGTGCTTCGGAAGCTTATTTACATCCCGAAAATGAACAGCTTAATTCAAAGGGATCCCTGCTGATCAATGCAGCAGAAGTGAAAGAGAGAAACTATAAAATACAACGATTCTAATGAATGCAATGAGTAATATGAATCGTCGTGTATCCTTCCAGGTGCCAACAACCACCCGGACAGATATGGGAGCTCCTCAAAAAGGGTTCGCTCATTCATTTTATGCCTGGGTTTCGCGTCAGCTTGTTGGGACCGGTAATGAACAATTCGTTAATGACCGATTGATATCACCCTATGTTTTTAAGTACCATGCTCATTATAGAGACAGGAGTTTGATAAACGAAACAATGAGAATCGTTGACGACTCCGAAACCTTTAACATATTATCAATCAATCCTGATGATATGAAAATGTTCATTGACATTTTTGTTGATAAGGTAACTGAATGAGCGATATCCGATTTAAACTCGATGGCTACGATAATATCATAACGATATTTCGTGAAACACCCGAAGACGGATATCGCAAACCTGTTATTGCAGCTTTCCGCAAAGCTGCCGAGCCGGTTAAGAAAGCAATGATAGCTAATCTTCCTGCAGATCTCACTCCATTGAAAAAGGTCATTGACATAAAAGCAGGAAAAGGAAAGAGCATGACGCTGGCTGTTGGCGCTTATGGTCGTAAAATGATGTATCGTAATAGCCGGGGCGTGATATGGGATCCATACATGCTTTTATACTGGCATAATTACGGAACCCTGGCAAATAGAAATGATGAACATTCCTTCCAAAAGCCCAGGAGAAAACCTTCACTGAACTGGAAGGGTGGCATAAAAGCAGGACTTTTTTTTGAAAGAGCAATTGATCAGTCTCTACCTGAGGCACAAAGAACATTTGAATCGTCTTATGAAGTAAGTCATCAGAAATTTTTAGAGCAAAGAGCAGCAAAATGATAAGCACGGCATTACAAAATACAATAGTGGCAATAATCCCGAACACTTACCTCGCCATGGGCGACGAAGGGATCGTTACTCCTTATTGTGTTCATAAAGAAACTGCCTCGCCCGAATATCTGAAATCAGGAATAGCAGGCTATAGTTATGTATGTGAAATAGCAATTATAGACCTGCTTCCTGAAGCTCTTGAAACACTCGTTCAATCAGTTAAGACTGCAATCACAGCTTTAGCCGGAACAACTGTAAACGGTACTTCGTTTGAATCGGTTATATGGGAAACTGAAGCGCCTGACTTTGACACGCAAAGTAAATTATATACCAACATATTAAGTTTTACAATATTAACATCAAACCGTTAAAATCTCAATAAAATGGCAACTACAAGGATAATAGGTTATACGCTTAATCTTAAATATGGTGGCAAGCTTATAAAAGGACTTGAAACTACCGGTCTTAAACTGAAGGCCAATTTTGAAGAGATCCTTTTGAAAGCGGATCAGGGTGTGCCTAACCAGGAACTGGTCGATTATGATACTGATATGTCTTTCTCAGGCAAGACTTATGAGCGAGACCAAGTGGCTGAAGCTTCCACTCATGAAGATTTTGAAACGCTTCGCGAGGCGGCAACAATTGGTGCAGAAGTTGCCTTTGTATATGGCATATTTACAACAGGAAAAAAAATTGTATCCGGAACGGGTATTATAACCGATTATTCCGAAGATGGAACTACCAAAGATACTGGCACATTCAGCGGTACCATAACAGCTAAAAAGGGAACGGTGACCTTTACCACATTTTAGTAAAATTTAACTCTGACATATAATGAGCGCAACAAGAGTAAGAGGGTACATGCTTAATATTAAGTGGGGTACCAAGTTGATAAGAGGACTTGAAACCTCCGGGCTAAAAGTTAAACCCAATTTCGAAGATATAGACCTGAAAGAGAATTCAGGAAATGTTATACAGTCTTTTGTAGATTATGACATGAGCATGACATTTTCCGGTAAAACCTATGAAAGAGATTCCGGTGAAGGCTCTACGTATGAAGATTTTGAAACGCTTCGTGCGGCATTAGCCGCAGGAGCCCAGGTTGCATTTGTCTATGGACGTTTTGTATCTGGAGAGAAAATTGCATCAGGGACAGGCGTTTTGACTGATTATTCCGAAGATGGAAATTCGAAAGATACCGGTACTTTCTCCGGATCGATACAAGTGATTAAAGGATCTGTAACATTTGGAGTAACGCCGTAATATGAAAGCTGACTACCTGACACTCTCCGATGGCCGTAGTGTTCGATTAATCTGGAATATGAACGCTCTGGGTAAGTTTACAGAACTGACAGGAAAAGAATTAACAGATCTTACTAATGGCAAAGCCAACGTAAGCACGCTACGTACAATTGCCTGGTGCTGTGCCATTGAAGGTGAAGCAGCTGAAGGAAAAGAACTCGGCCTGGATGAGATTCAATTCGGACGTTTGATAACTATGGAGGGGATTGTTAAGCTTTCAGCAATATTGGCAGCACAAAGCGGTAACAATGGGCAAAAAAAAAGCCTGGAGAAAGGAAAAGCACCGAGGGTGTTCTTCAGGAAGAGGGTTTAGATCTCGGCGATATAAGTCATTTTTCTTATACTTATTTCCGCCGTTTTGCCCTGGGATGTCTCAGATATACTCCCGAACGCTTCGGGGCGATGCTGGTAGGTGATTTTCTCGATGCAGTTGGCGGATATAACGAGGGTGAAAGCGAACGAATTAAAAGCATTGCAGAGATAGTGCGTATGTCAACAACAATTTTGATGAACATACAACTCAGAAAAGAAGACAGGGTTACGCCACATGAATTATGGCCATTCTCCTGGGATAAATTAAGCGTTGAAGAAACAGGAGAAGTATTATCAGAAGAAGAAGTCATCCGGAGAGAAAATGCAATGGAGAATATTTTAAAAAATATAATACCAGGCAATGGGAACAGTAATCTCGAATCTTAAAGCGCGTTTTGGAGTTGACACTACCGACTTTAAATCGGGTCTGAAAGATGGCGAAAAAGCCATGTCAGATTTTAAAGGAGCTGCCGGCGGCCAGATAGATGAGTTTGCCCGGTTGTTTGGTGTTAATATGACCGGAGTTACAAATGCCCTCGGCACCGCCCAAAAATCACTTAATTATCTCTCCCAGGCTTTCAAGGCTTCAAAAGCCGAAGGCGATAAGCTGGCTATCGGTATGGATGTTCTTAAGAAGTCTATCATGGCTACCGGCATAGGAGCACTACTCGTTTTGCTTGGTTCTCTTGCTGCATATTTCACCGCGACGGAACGAGGAGCTAAACAACTGGCTTCAGGAATGACGGAAATAAAAGCTGTCGGGAAAGTACTACTCGAACATTTGGGAATGCTTGGTGAAGGGTTTATGACACTATTCAGGGGAGATGTAATAAATGGATTTGGCCTTATAAAAGAAGCGTTTACCGGAATACGCGAAGAGGCAAAAGCTGCAGCTGCAGAAGCAAAAGCATTGGCGCAGAGTACATATGATCTTAATTATATGACTATGCATTATAATGATACTGTCTCTGAAGAAAATATAATTTTATCTACTTACCGGCTTAATGCAAAAGATTCAGAACTATCCGCAACCGAAAGGTTAAGAGCTCTTGAAAATTCTGCTACAATTGAACACAAAATAATAAAAGACGGACTGGCTCTTGATGCTGAAAAGATACTGAATGCACAGATGGCTCTGCAGACCGATAAAGAGAATATGGATCTTAAGAAGGCTTTATCAGCGGCTTATGATGCATATAACTACAAGATAGCCGAAGAGATAGATTATGATAGGACTCTTGAGAGAGAAAAAGCTAAATTAATAAAATTAGCCCAGCAGGAAGCTGATGCTAAAAAGCTGGCTGATTTAAAGGCATCAACCACAACACCTGACTATGCACCAACGAATAATTTACAAATCCCTGTGTTAAATACTCAAGTGCTTGATACTACAACTCTGGCACTCAATAAGATTAAAACATCTGTTACTGAATTAAGCGTTAGCATTAAAGGAGAGCTTATGCAGTCTTTTGAAGAGTTGGGGGCAAATTTAGGTACCTTTTTTGAAGAGATGGCGCAGGGAGATGGAAGCCTGAAAAGTTTTGGCAATATGATGTTATCCACTTTTGCCCAACTTGCAATTAATGTTGGTAAGATAATTATCAGCATGGCAATAGCTAAAGCCGGCATTGAAAAGGCGCTTGTCATACCAGGTGCCTGGCCAGTTGCCCTGGCAGCAGGTATTGCCCTTGTCGCCCTTGGATCTGCCCTGAAGGGATCTTTGTCCAGATCATCAGCCGGCGCTGGAGGATCTTCAGCTTCTTATGGTTCTGGCAGCGGATCTCTTACGTATGACACCAGACAGGCACCACAACCACAAAGTATTAATATAACCGGTACTCTTGTTGCAAAAGGTAAAGATCTTGTTTATGTTTTTAACCAGGAGAATATCCGCACTAAAACTGTAACATAATGGCTTATGGTCTGAAATATGAATTGTTGTGTACAACCGTTAAAGGAAATCTTTATAAGGCAAGGATTTATTTTGATGGCTATATCGGTAATCCCATCGACCGGAATGTTCCTGTTTCTCCTTTTATATTAAAAAAGGATAAGGCAGATATTATCCGGGGCACTTCATTTAACTTTTCAATACGCGAGGAGTCTGATTTTGAATTTCTAGAATTTTACACCAATAATAACAAAGCAGTAAAAGTAGAGCTCTATAATCCTTCAGATGTTTTAATATGGACAGGGTATAACCTTCCACAACAATACCAGGTTCCTTATGTACCTTGCCCCGTTAATGTTACTTTTTCGGCTTCGGATGGATTGGGTCTTTTGAAAAACGAATCTTTTGCTTTAACCGGTAGAAATTCTCAGCTCGATATCATACGTTATTGCATTGATAAAATAGGGCTTGGCCTTGGATATTCAATAGCTATCAATCTTTTTGAAGTAAGTCATAACCATCTCCGCACTTCGCTCGAACAGACTTTTATAGATTCCGAGATTTTCTCTGGTCTGAATTGTTATGAAGCAATAGAGAAAATCCTTATAAACTATAATGCTGAAATAACTCAGCGCCGGGGCCGTTGGGCCATAACCAGGTCGGCTGACAAAAAGAGCACAAGAATGCTCTATACTTCTGCAGGTGTTTATGAGACTACCGAAGCTGCTCCGGCAATATTAGATCTTGGTTATCCGGGTACCGGTATTTATGTTACTCCTAAAAATAGTTTGCAGTTTTCTCTTGAGCCCGGAGGGAAGCAAGTTAAAATAAGTCACGATTATGGAAGGAAGGATTCCTTATTGATAAATCCTGATTTCTCGAAGTTTGTGAGTAATGCATTTACCGGCTGGAGTAAGCTCGGAACATTTACCCCAGAGCAAAGGTTTGATAGCAATGGAAATCCATTTGCTTTTATTCCTGGTAATAATGATACAAGCGATTGTCTTTACCAGGATATAGAAATTGAAGCTTCAGCTGGCGAGGATTTTGATCTTTCACTCGAAATGGGTGTTTTAGCTTATCGTCTTTATGGAGGTATTCCAATTCCTATTCCTGTTGATCTCCAGTTTAATGTTGCTTTAATACCGGTTGGGGGAACTCTGGCCAATGCTAAATTTTTAAGCAAGGATGGATGGAAAGATACTCTGACTTCTGTTATCACTACAGTTACATCGCAAATCGGTGGAATTCCGAAATTGAACAAACTTGAGATCATTACTCACGAAATACCTTTCAGCGGAACTCTTCAGGTTTCTCTTTACCGTATATCGGCCACTCAATTATATCAATATGCTTTCACCGGTGTAGCCTGGGGTAATGTCGACCTGAAATTTATTACAGCAGATGGTAAATTATATCCTACTGGCTTGGAAACGCTGGCAGAATTTCCTAATAGCACTGAACCTAATAACCTCGATGATATAGAACTTCTCGCAGCAGATGCACCTGATCTGCCAAATGCCAGGTTATTATACAAAAACATAACCTGGTTAAGTGATGGTTCTCCGACTACTCTATGGCCGGATTATTCTATTTTGCAGCAACTGGCTCGCTCGCTAGCTAGCGATAACCGGGTTGCAAGGCAGAAACTAACCGGAGAAATAAAAAGCATTATAATCGCATTCGACAGTATAATAAAACATTCATACAATGATAACCGCGAATTTGAAATAAGCGAAGGAGAATGGGATATCTATGAAGAGACATTTAATGTTACGCTTCTCGAACTATTGGCATGGAGCAACGAAGAAGTAACTTTTTCTTCCGTTGATAGTTCTTCATCATCTTCCAGCGGATCCGGAGGGAGTTCTTCTTCATCTTCTTCTTCAGCCATTAGTCCCGATATCACAAAAATGGGGACTCTTGCACCCTTTTTTGAATTAATGAATCCGGGTGAGACTAACGAATATCTGCGTGTAAAGCTTGCAATAGCCTGCGATTATGATCTTCAGGCATATTCGGATTTCGGTCAGTTTCCTTCTTCAATCTGGGAATCTCTACCGATAGCTTCTCCTACGGTACTGGGAGGTGTCAAAATAGGAACCGGTTTATCGATAGATTCAAATGGTATATTAAGCGCAGCTGCAGGTATGGTTTATCCTGATGCAGGAATTCCTCTTTCAACAGGATCAGCCTGGGGAACTTCTATAACAGATAACTCGGCAAACTGGAATACTGCTTATGGATGGGGAAATCATGCTAGCGCAGGTTATCTTACATCTCAAACCTATCCTGCTTCAGGGATTGCTTTGTCAACAGGATCTGCATGGAGTACTTCTATCACTGATAATTCAGCAAACTGGAATGCCGCTTATAGTTGGGGTAATCATGCAACCGCTGGTTACGCATCCTATCCATCAGGATCAGGATTGGCTATCACAACAGGATCAGCATGGGGAACAACTATTGCTACAAATAAAGTTCCTATTTTTTCTTTAGCTATAACCGGAACGCCCGATTCAACAAATTACCTTCGCGGTGATGGCAGTTGGCAAACCATTAGTGTCACTAATTATTGGCAGAGAAATGGAATTATTGTTAGTCCGGCTACCGCAGGAGATACGATAGCAACATCTGGTTATTTTTCTAGTACTGGTACTTATTTAGATATTCGCATAGGCACAGCAAATTACCTGACCAACGGTCCAGGTACACGCAATTTAAGATTAGGGAATACTGCTGGTAATAATTCCATGACAGGAAGCGATAATATTCTTATAGGAGATAATGCCGGTAAATCTCTGACAGATGGGTTGCAGAATATTGCAATAGGATATCAGGCTTTAGCAGCTCAAACTGATCATTTTGGCAGTTATAACATAGCTGTAG